CGCAGCGCCTCTTGTTCGTCGGGGTTCAGGCCGGCCAACTCGGCTTCGGAATAGGTGATCATTTATGTCGCTCCTGCGAGGTTAAAGGTTGTCATAACGCGAATGCTACGACGCCAGCCAGTATTTTTGGTGCCCATTATTGAAAGTTTATGGAGGACCGATCACACCGTCAGGCGCCTGCGTTTCGATTCCATCCGTCTCTCCGGTGCCGGCGGTCGCCGGCAGCATCGGGCTGGTATTGGTTGGGAAATCGACCTGCGGCTGCATTGCAACAGGCGGAACCGGGAAGTTCGGGTCGGCGCCGGCCGGGTTCGGGTCTTGGTATCCTGCGCCGCGCATGATCTCGTCGGCGATCGGCGCGACGGCCGGCATTGTGGCAATAACCTGGCCGCCCTGCATCGCAGCATAGGCGGTTTCCGTGCCGTCCTTGACCGCGGCCGCCTTGAGCTTCTGGACCTCTGCCCGCAGCTTGTTGATCTGCTCTTGCTGCAACTCGTTCTCCAGGCGCTCTTTCTCGGCGCGCTTCTGGTCGTTTTCCTGGCGCTTCGCCTCTTCTTCCGGCGTCGGCCTCTCGTTCGGGTCGGTCATCCCGGTAACAGAGCGGATCCGCTGCAAGATCAGCGTCTTGTTCGGAAGGTCGAACAACTCGACTGCCACATCAAGCAGCGACGTAACGAGTTCAGGGCTGGTCGGCGCAAGTTGCTGCAGCAGTTCCATCATCGATTCGGCCGCGGCCTGTTGAAGCGTCTGCTTCCAGTTGCGTTCGCCGATGGTGAATTGGCATTTCCTGGCCGTGATGTCGTTCAGCACCATGCCGGTGACAGGATCCGGCTGATTGATCGAAACGTATTCGCGCTTGGCGCGCTCGCCGGTGATCGCGAAAACCTTCTGTTGGTTGTAATACTGCTCGATCAGGGACAGGCAGATTTCACCCTCAAGCTGGCGCGCCAGCAGAAGGTTGTCGAAGATTTCCGCAGTAACCACGGAGCCCTGGTCCTGCTTCTTCTGCACCGCGATCCCGCTTGTCGCGTTCGTGTCGCGCCCAAGGTTCTCGTTGGTCACGCCGGCCGCATTGCGAATGATTGCCGTATCGGCCTCGATCAGCCGAACGTGCGCCTCGGCCACATCGTTCTTCTGGTCGGCCTTGATCTTCTGTAGACCGCCGTTCGCCAGCAGAACCAGCCCATCGGGCGCCGATAGTTCCTCGCGCGCCTCTTCAGCGGTCATTATCGCGTCATCGAATGCACTGGCCTCGGCAATCAGTTGCGACTGACTGAGAATGTGCTGGATCTTTGACATGCGCTTGTTGAGCGCGTCCTGCGGCCCACGGATTGCACGGATTGCCCCATATGGCGCGCCGTCGCGCTTCCGCCGGTAGCACCAGTACGGAACGAAGGGAAATCGGTTGTGCTTGTACGGGCTTGGCTGGTCGACGATGATGTCTTTCTCGGTCATGATCGCCACCCGCATCTTGCGGCGCACCCGATCAACGACGGCCGGCCCCATGTTGGTGGACTCGACCGTTGGCTCGACATACCAGCACTCGATCAGCAGCACCCGCTCGCGAAGGTTGCTTGACCAGGCGTCAGAGTCGTACATAACGTACTTGCCGGGCATTGGCGATGCCTGCCCGATGTCCGACATGGCGGTGCCGTTCCACCACTCCAGGTAGCTGTCGCTGTCCGATGCCACGGCCGCCGCGCGCAATGCGGCTTCCTTTTTTGGGAAGTAGGCAACGGCCATGTCGAGATCGACCATGCGGAACCGGAATATGTAGCGCCAGTCCGTTGTGTCGCGGCGTTCACCGAGCGAGTCGTAAAGCATGTTGCGCCACGACTCGGCACGCATGTAGAGCGGTTCGTCGTCAGGATCCTCAGAGATTCCGAGTTCCAGCCAGCCGATTCCTGCCTTGAAAACGTCGTCCGCCACATTGGAGCGCTCGAACTCTGTCCGATTCACGTCGTGCAGGTATTTCAGCAGCTTGGTCTTGGTCTGCGCGTCATCCTCTGCCGCCTGTGACTCTTCCCGAGCATGAATGGTGAAGTCTGTGCGGGTCCGGCGCTCGGTCCCGATCAGCCAGTCGACGGTCGACTTCGTCTCGTTGTAGACCACGGCCGCCTGGCCGCGCGACCTGAGAACCGCCTTCTCTTCAACGGTGAACGGATCAGAATCGTAGTAGTCCTCGTCAATCGCCTGCTGAAAACGATTGACCGACTGCCAGCGAAGTTCTTGCTGAAACCAGGTAATCAGTCGGCTGTGGAGCTTTTGCTCGCTCTCGGTCTTCGTCCCGGTTTCGTTCTTCGGGTTGTTCGACTGCGCTTCTTTCATATCGTCGCCTCGCTCAACAAGCGTCCGTTCTGATCCTTGTGGGAGATTTCCCACACCGGCGCCGGGCGGTCGGCCACGCGCACGTCACGCGGGCAGTACGGCATATGCAGCAGTTCCGGCATCCAGTGAATGATGCAGGCGACAAGGGTTTGGCACTCGATGTCGATCTGCGCCTTCCCGAGGACAGGAAGGGCACGAAGGGCTTCCACCCAACACTCCCTCGTCGGGTCGCCGTTCGGGTCAGCATACTTCGCCGCGGAGGACAGGCAGATGCCGAACACGCCGGCGTCGAGCCCGCCGCGCGTCGGGTACATCAGCATTGCCGGTTCCCCATCCACCCATTCAAAGCTCGCGGTGTAGCCGCGATGCTCCATGGTTTTGTAGGCAGAAGGCCCGCCAACGGCGAAATATCTTCCGCCATCGGCAGAGAGAATAGGGTGGTCCAGGTTCATTCCAGTTTCCGCGCAGAAAGAATTGCGTAGATTCTGGACCGCCAGCCAGTATTTTTGTTGGCTTGATCCTAGATTTAGGCCGTCTTCCAGTTGCGGTCGCGCTTCCGCTCCCTGCGCTCTTCCCGCGGCGCCACCCTGGCCTCGCGCTTCATCATGATCGCGTACCGGCAGTTATGTACTATAACTCCGTTCGCTACCGCAAAAGCATGGGTGTTCTCAACCTCCATGCAAAACACATCACTTCTTCCTGCTGGCTTCACGCTTTGCACGCGCAAGGTTTTCGAGATGATTTCGCCCATCTTCTGTTGTTTATCTCCACGACGCGATACGGCATCATGACAGATAATTCCCTCTGCATCAATCGCAGGAACCCACTCTCCACTGTCAGTGAGAAGCTTGTGATCCGGTGTACAAACAATGTCATGTCCATCTGAAAACACCACTCTCACAACCTCGGCATCAGCCCGCGTTAGGCGACAGTTCTTATAAGGTTGCCACCTTCCTTCAGTACTCAACACCAGCCCAGATGTTCCAACCAAATCAGCTATAGCCCTGACACCTTCGCTCGTAATCACTTCAGTCTCCGGGTGCAAGCACGCACTCAGGATGTCGTCCATCAGCTTGACGATTTTCCCGTCCTTGCGGTGGTAGAGGCGGAATTCCTCGAAGAACAATTCCAGGTGCGAGAAGACCTTGAACCGTCCGGTTTGCATCCGGTCGAGCATTTCCAGAACGCCGGCCTCAACTCCGTTCGATCCGTCCTCCCACGTCGCTCGCTCTTCGAGCATGTTCAAGCCCGTTGCCCGGTACTGCCCGGCAAGCTCTTCGCCGCTTCCCTTGTCGTGCTGCAGGCCATCGTGCGGCCAGGCGCACGGGATCCACTCGCCCCATGCTTTGACGGCCGGAGCGAACAGGACAGGGGTTTGCTGCGCCGCGCGATGCACGGCTGTAACGTAGATCACGTCGTTGTCTCGATCCCAGGCCAGGCGGGCCGCCGCTGACGGGTGGTCCCAACCGAAGTCCAGGCCATTGATCTGCGCCCAATGCGCCGGTATCGGGAAGGCCGCGATCTTGATCGACTCTTCTTCTACCGGGAAGATCCTCCCGGAGCCCAAGGTCGGGATCCCCTTCGCCCTGGCGTCACGCTGATGGGCTGGATAGCTGGCGATGATCTTCTCGCGCTCGGCATCCGAGTAATGGTCGACGTCGTAGATCGTCATGGTCGTGACGTGGCGAGTCATTGCTTCGCTTCCGGCATCAAGAACATTCTGACAACCTCTGACATGCCGAGCAGCGGCGTAAAGGTCATGATCGAGAACTGCCCGCGCTGCCCGTTGTTCGTTCTCGTCAGACCCTCGGTGTAGATTTCCAGTGGGCACTCTTCATCGAACCAGACGCCATCTATCGTCGGACCCTGCCATTTCTCGCGGCCCTTCTCGTATGACTTGAAGTTCAGGATCGATACGCCGGCCTGCACGTCGCCGCCGCCGCCCCACCGAATTGTTGCGTTGTCCAGCAGGTTCGGCGTTCCCATTGCTCGATTCCATCCCGACAGGGCGCTCTTTGGAATCATCCCTGTGCCCCAGGCTTCTTCGACAGTCGGCGGGCCAATCAGGATCCGCTGCGGGTTGTCCCGCGTTCCCTCGTTCGTCACGCCAGATGCCCACATCGTTACCGGCTTGTCGAACACGGCGCCGTTCCACCACGAAGGATAGCGACCAGTCAGGTGAAACGCCCACTCGGCGCCGCCGGCCAGGGTCTTGCCAAGCTGGTTGCCGGCGATGAATAGGCGCTCACTGTGGATCCTTCCTGCGTCGTGGAAATCTACCTGCTTCGGATATGGGCGGTAGTCGTTGATCTTCTCGTAGGACAGCAGCCGCTCGGCCTCGGCCAGCGCCGCGGCCAGGGCTCCGGACGAGTCAAGCTGCGCCAAGAAGCCCTCGATCTCTGACATTACGGCTTTCTTCCGAGCATAACCAGGACCAGCCAGGCGTCCCAAAATAGCGTCACTCGGCGGCGCCAGGCCATTCCTAGATGGCGGCGCAGGTCTGGTGTGGTCATATCATGTCCGGTTTGGTGGTTATTTGGCGTGTTATGCGACACTTTTGGGGTCTACTTCGCGTTATGCCTCACCCAACCCATCGCCACTTTCCTCCTACGAGGTCATTGCCAACAGGTTGTGCGCTGCGTCCTTCGCGGCTGTGCCACATTGCCGCACTACCGCCCGCATCTTCCTTGTCGAGCCGAAAACCAGCGGCCCGCAAACTGGCCCCGCCTTCTTCCGGCAGGGTGTACGTAAAAACCGGGTCATGACCAAGCGCCCGCGCTGCTTTCCGCGCCGCGCCGTAGAGCATCGAGCAAGCGTTTCTTGCGCCATCGGTGCAAAGGCGCGTTATCTCTGCCGCCGTGCCGTCGTCAAGCCGTGGCGCTACCGGCCTGCCCACAATCGCAACCCCGCGCAGTGTTCCAGTTTCGTCCTCCACGCCTACCGCAAACTTGTAGCCAACCACCGGCCGGCTGTGCCGGTGCAGTCGGCGCACAAACTCGTTAGCGGTCTTCAGGTTAGTCGGCACAATTCGCAGTTTCATTTTGGTTCCACGGCAAGGCATAACACGGCGGTCAAGCGGACTCTCCTACGCTGCGCTTCGGCTCTCCGCTTACCTCAGCGTTAGAGGCTTCCCATATCGCTTCCTCAAGCACAAGCTCCAGTCGGTGCAGGAACCACGCCGAGCGGTGCGGATCGGCGTCGTCGTACTCGTAGATGAATCGGTGCAGCTGTGTTGCCAACTTTGTGTCGGCGTCTGGCCCGTAGCCGCATTCCGCTACTAGCTTGGCGATGAAATCCGAGTTGTCCACGCGCAGAACGCATTCGGCCCAGGTAGGCAGGTTGTTGGGTGGCGCAGCCTCTAACCCGGCGTTCAACGCGGACGCTGCGCCATCGGGCGTCGCAGTCGCTTGTGGTGTCTGGTCGTTCATCGCATCTACTCCTGTTCTTGGCGCGCAGCGCCGGTTAGCTCTACGTTGGGCGCCTGCTGTCGGATGGTGTCGTATGCACCATCCAGCAGCCTGCGAAGTCGTTTGCACTCTGCCTCAAGGTCGCGCTTCTGCTGCACGACATGGCCAAATGCTTCCTTTGCCCCTTCTTCAGCAAGGCGAAACCCCACGTTCTCCTCAATGTTGGATTCCGCAGCCCTCTTCCACCGCTCCACGTCTTCTAGTGCGGCGGCGCGTTCTTTCGCTGCCCTTGCGTAAAGCGCGTACCAATCATCGGCTCGCTGGGTCAGCGCGTCGTATTCCGCTCCGGTCAGCGTCACAACATCAAGATCCCTGCTCATCGCGCCGCCCGCTCGTCTCTTGGTGCCTTCGGCGGGTGGATCGTAATATCCCGCTGGTCTCCGCCGTCGATCTTGATGTCGCCGTCAGGCACATGCCCCTTTCGGCGCAGCACCTCAAGGGTTAGGCTGACAAAGCATCCAGTAAGCACAGACAGGGCAGTGGAAACATCCTCTCCCGCCAGTTCCAGCAGGGCTTTCTCAAAGTTCTTCTCGGCTTTCGTTGCCATCATGCTGTCACCTTCACAATTTCCCCCATGTATCCGCGCACTCGCAGGCGCTCAACGTAAGCAGCCGCCTTCCTTTCGTCCCACACTAGCTTTGCGTCGCACAGCCCCGGCCTGACCTTGGTCAAGCTTTCCTGTCCGGGTTTGCCGCCGAAACCAGCGAACCATTCGTCGCCAATGCGTATCGCGTAGGCCGTAGTCTTGTAGTGGTTTGTTTCCATCGTCATCTCCAAAAAGCCGCCCAACAAATCATTGGTTCGGACGCCCTGCGGGCGCCGCACAATTCACGCGTTATGCGTCAGCGAGTAGAACCCGTGTCTTTCCCTCAACAAGCAAGGCGGAAAACTTCATACCACCCTTCTTGCCATAATGGATCGCAGCGTTTCGGATATTGGCTGCGAACGAACCAACATGAACGGCGAGGGTGTCGGGGGGCACGTCGACAGCGAACGAGTCGCCCACCTTCATATCGCCAAACGGGTACCGTCCTGATAATCCTCTGCTTTGTGGCATCGGCACGTTCTTTTCAATCTCGATCATGTCGTTCTCCTTCTGGATTGATTACCTTCTCG